GTCATCGTGTACCATCCTCTTGGCACCAAACGGAAAGTTGTGTGCATGCAAGTCCGAGAAAGCCAAGAACTCGTCTATAACCCCTTGGGTGGGGGCGTGGCCCCGCAGTAGCTCGGCCATGCTCGTCACGAACCAACCCCAAGCCTCATCTCAGCACGAACCTTAGTATCCAATCTCTGCATCAGCTCTTTGTCCTGACGCAGTAGGTCACACGCAGCTGTACGGCCTTGTGTACGTTGTTCGAATACTGTGTACCACGCACCACTCTTTTCCACACCGTCCAGATTCAACATGAGCGCTGCGTCTAACAGCTCACCTGCTTTGTTCACTCCGTGGCCAAACAAAATATCGAACTGGCACACCTTGAACGGAGGCGCGACCTTGTTCTTTACTACTTTGATCTCGACCTTGTTTCCCACTTCTTGTTCTGCAACAGTCACACCACCTTTACGGGCGATCCTCAAACGAACTGAAGCGTAGAACTTGAGCGCGTTTCCGCCAGAAGTGGTCTCAGGAGACCCATACACAACACCGATCTTAACACGCGTTTGGTTGATAAAGAAGACAATCGTCTTAGACTTGGACACAGCGTGCGTGAGCTTACGCAAAGCTTGGCTCATCAGCCTAGCCTGTAGGCCTACGTGAGACTTACCCATCTCACCCTCGATCTCAGCCTTCGGTACGAGTGCAGCCACTGAATCGATCACAATGATGTCCACAACACCAGAGCTTACTAGCTTCTCTACGATTTCCAGAGCCTGTTCTCCGGTGTCTGGCTGAGAGAGCACCAACGAATCCATATCCACACCGAGGTTGGTGGCGTATGCGGGGTCCAGAGCATGTTCAGCGTCTACAAAAGCACAAAGCCCGCCAAGACGCTGCGCTTCCGCGATAGCGTGTAGCGTCATCGTGGTCTTACCACTGGCCTCAGCGCCCCAGATCTCAATGATACGACCCCTCGGGTAGTCGCCTACGCCGAGCGCAGCGTCAAGGCCCAAAGAACCTGTGGGGATAACCTCCACATCGATCTTGTCCATCTCCCCGTACACCCCAACGGTTCCCTTACCGTGGTCTTTATTCAACTGTGCCAGCACAGCTGCAAGCTTGTCTGCCTTGTCCATAGATACCTCACAAAAAGACAAAGCTCTCCCGTCACACTGGTCGTGAGTTTCAGGTGACGGGAGAGCTGAGATTTAGGGCTAGAGCGCGGCGCGCATCTGGGCTTCGAGGTCTACAGCATCTGCTGCTTCTTCAGCCACTCCGGAAGTCAAAGCTGCAGTAGGCGCAGATTCCGGCAACGCAGCGACGTGTGCACCACCCACACCACCGTGGAGAAGATCCAGCATCTCCTGGTAGGTCATGGTAAAGCCTGTCTGATGAAGACTCGGCAAGCTCTGTTCCGGGTCTTGTAGTTCGAAAGCGCCAGGCTTCATGGTCGGAAGACACTGATACCTGGTGAGCTTCGGATTCTTGTTTGGGAACTTGGTAAGCACGATTGCTTGTCCAGTGGCCAACTTCGTAACATCGTTCCCGGTGTCTGTGATGATGCCGAGAATGACGTCATGCACAGTGATAGGAGCCGCGTAGATCTGGATCTTCGGGTCCCCGATTTCAAAGGGAACGTCGTCTCCAGGCTTGTTGGTCTTCCAATCGGCAGCGTCCTGTGCTGTGAAGATCGCGTCTGTCATGTCTACGATGTTCAAAAGGAACGTCGTCTTGGCGCGGATGTCGTCAGACAACTGCTTGGCCTTGGCGTTGGTCTTGTCCTTCTTCAGTTCGCTAACGAACTCGCAGATGGGACACGGCGCGTCCAATCCAGGTGTCTTCTTCGGGCAGAGAATAGGTCCACGCTGGTCCGGTGAAACGTTCCAGTGCTGCCCTACCTCCCGCCAGTACTGCCCTTGGAACACCTGGAGAGTGTCCGACAGAGCCTTACCTTCGCCAAGTGGGTCTGTCCACGGAGGCATGATGCGGATTGTGTTCTTACCGTTCTTCGGCTTCCAGAACTGTGCTCCGCTACCGCCACGTCGTGAGAGACGCTCTTCTGTTTCTGCCTTTGCTGCCCTTGCTCGGTCGATTACGCTTGTCATATGATTATCCTCTTTTACTCGTTGTTACGTTTGTACGTGTTTTCTCGATCTCGAATACTGATGTCCGAGACACCTTCAGCGCGATGAGTTGCACCCAACTGAATCAGCATGTCTCGTCTGTGAATCATAGCATCACGGGCCGCTTTTAGCAAGCCTGATGTGAGCTTAGCGCCTAGGTAATTGTTCAATGATTCCAAGTAGTCCGGGTGTGTGATGACAGTATTTTCTACCATCTTTTCGGTGAGTTTGACGCTGGATGCTTTTCCGTCCATACGGACCAAATGATCCAGCCGCGCGTAGTCCCGCTCGTTACCGCGCTTCAGTCGTTCCACGTAGTCTAGTGACATCTCGTACAGAGTGGCCCAGCGAGCAAACACTTGTGGGTGGTGCTCGAAATCTCCTGCAAGATCGCCCTGGTTTATGCGGCTGTCTTCGAGAAGTGTGTTCTCGTAGGTCACGCCGTCTAAGACAAAATCAACATACATCAAAACCCGCCTAGTAGCTGTCCCGCTACGGTGTTGAAGAGAAAGAATCCTATGTATACCAGCAACGCCAACATAACGGCTGGGATAGCTGCCACAACGGCCTTTAGGCAAAACACTGTCAGGTCCTTCAGGTCGACGTCGTACCACAGCGGTGCGCGTATTTCTACAGTACTGCTGTGGATCAGAGAGTTTGCGGCGTGTATACGCTGCTCGGCGTCTTCGGTGACGTCTGTTGCGATTGCGTGTAGTGTTTGTAGCCCTGCTTGTTTCGGTGTCATATTGTCCTCTCAGTGGAGCTTCTTCTTTTCAGCCCAGTTAGTTTTAGTGTATCCAACGTCTACAGTGATCGGCACAATGAAGTTGAAGTCTTCCATCAGATCCCTGATTTTGTTCAGTAGCTGTAGTTCGGAGATGTGTACGTACATCTGGATTTCGTCGTGTACAAAGTTCACGATCTTGGACTTGAATCCGCGTAACAGCTCGAACACACGAACCACAGCAATCTTGAACAAGTCCGCGGCGGTCCCCTGGATCAGGAAATTCGTGAACTGTCGTTGTGCTCTACCAACCATCCAGTACTTGTCTCGGCCCAAAATCTTGTCTGCCTTCGCCCACGGAAGTCTACGAGGCCTACCAAAGTAGTTGTACCCGATAGCCTTCTGTCTGATCTCACGTCCTGAGGAGTTTACAAAGCGCTTCACACCCAAGTACTTACCCAAGTACTGGTCAATGTAGTCCTGGCAGACTTTGATCCACTCAACGTCTGTAGCACCCTTGTACTGATCTGGCCGGGGGATCTGTTCGCTGAGCCCAGGTGCACCAACCCCGTAGATAATCCCAAAGTTGATGCGCTTTGCGATGGTCCGCAGCATTTCGAACTGCTTGAGCATGGGATGTTCATCCAGCTTCAGAATAGCGACTACTTCGTCGTAATCGTACCCAAACATTTCGCACATAGTCCTGGTGTGTACGTCCTGTCCCTTTTTGTACGCGTCAAGCAACAACCTGTCACTGCTGTAGTGTGCTGTAAGGCGCACCTCTACCTGCGAGTAGTCGGCAAACACATAAACCCATTCAGGACCAGGGGAGATAAACGCTCGCCGTATGCGTGTGTCTCCAGCAGGGATGTTCTGCATGTTGGGGTCTCTAGACGACATACGGCCTGTAGAGACGTTTTGGTTGAAGGAACAGTGCAGGATGTCGTCCGGAGTCAGCTTACTTAGGATCGCCACCACATACGTTTGCCTGATCTTGTCCATCTTCCGTAGGTCTAGGATTTTCTGGATGATAGGATACTCACGCTTGAACTTAGCCAAGACCTTAGCGTCTGTTTTGTAGCCACCCGCTGCGGTACGTGAGATAAGAGGAACACCGTGGTTGCGTAACGCATAGCCCAGTTGTGTAGGGGATCCCAGGTTTACGTCCTGCCCCAACTCAGCCAAGATGTCCAGCTCAAGATCCGTTGATTCCTTCTGGATTGCTGCTCCCAGCTCTTCTAGATAGACACGGTCTACCTTGACACCAACACACTCAGCCTCCAACAACGCTCGGGATAGCTTGATTTCGTTGATGTACAACGCCTTCATTGCTTGATTGAAGGGCATCTTCTGCATAACGTGTGTGTACACGCGCCAGGTAAGAAACGTGTCTGTAGCAGCGTAGCTAACCATCAGTTCGACAGGGACTACACCATAGTGTACGTCATCTTTGCTGGTGTTGTGCCACGGGTGGTTCTGCAACACGTTCTCCGACACCCACAGCTTTAGTTCGTTTCGTCCCTTGTCTTGGTGTTCAATATCCTTCGCCAACAGCGATGCTTGGTCGGCCACCAACTCACGAAACCTCTTACGCCGCGCAGTGGCTTCCTGCCCCCGCCACTTACTCAGCGACACCTCAAACAGCGCTGCATCTGGGCCTACAAGCCCTGGATGCTCCAGCCCCATGTCCTTGTCCTTCCACCCACTGGCGATGGTCTTCAAGGCTCCTGGAGCGTTCTCGTCGAAAAGCTGCCACAAGATACGCGTGTCGTGGAACGGCGTCAAGATCTCAATGCCATCCACTCGGTAGAAATGTGCGTCAAACTTCCAGTTGTGCCAAATGGTGAAGACGTCGTCTTGAGCAAAGAATGCTCTGAGGTCTTCTCTTATGTCATCCATGTCTAGCTGCTCTGGTGGGGCACCTGCCAAAGCGGACAGCTCGTGCCTAAGGGGTACATAGAAGTGCATTTCGCGCCAGCCAAAGCTTAGCCCCACAATGCGGTGGTCACCGAACCAGTAGAAACCACTCGTTTCGGTGTCGCAAGCCACCAGTTTCTGCGCCATCAACATTGCGTAGAATGCTCGCCACTCGGGCATAGTGTTCACAAGATACAGCTTGGAACCTTCTATCCCCTCTGCCCGAGTAAACGGTACACTCCCTACTATGTCGTACGGTTGTCCTTCAAGCATCTTTGACCTGCGCTGCGTACTCATCGGAGTACAAGATTGGTTCCGTACCGGCGCGGACTGCTGGAGTGATGCGCGAATCATTTACACAGGTGTAGGATCTACACACTATGGGGCGTATGTCGTAAATACTGCACGTTTTGTCTTCGGCCAAGAACACACAAGGCTGGCCTACTTTTCCTTCTAGGTAGTAGTACGTGTCTTCAGTAACCAGCGAAGGACCCCCCAACAAACTAGGCCGCAGCAACCGGCCCCTCAACTGTTGCACCATTTCACCGGTAATCTTGATCGCGTTGTCCCCGTACTGGCCACTTTCGTACTCAGCCTTGCTCAAGCCTACAACAAAGGCAACGCAGCACGCGGCTGACTTACACTCTCCGCAGGGAGGTATGTCCGCTCCCGTGAGCGGAGGAATACGCTCGTGCAGTACACGAAGCTTTGCGCGTACGTTAGCTGTCTTTCGACTGTCTTGCGCGCCCTCTACAGGCTGGAAACTCTTCAGGGGTTCAAAACGAACCAAACCTGTGCGTGACACACGTGGTGAGGGCGGCTCGTGTGGAAGTTCTACATCCTTAGCTGGGAGCTGCTGCCCAACTAAGGTAGGAGGGAACTTACCGGAATCCTGCAACTCACGGACGAGCGTCCTCTTCAAAGTCTTTGGATGTACCGGCCTTTTCAAGACCTTAGGTGTACCGTCGTCGTCAACCATCAGTCCCCGTACCCCACCTGCACTTTCTTTGTGCGTCGGGCGATCCCAACACCGTCTTTGAACTTTTCCGGTTCTTTGTCGATCAGCCCTTGTGTGTGCTTAGCTGACCGCTCCAGAAGATGTTGTCTGCGACCATCTGTGTCCATGATACTGAAGGAAGCAATGGCGGGCGCGCACAATAGTTGTGTCAACTCTCCACCACCACACTCAGCGCACAGCACGTCTTTTCTCTCAGACCGCTGGTACAACTCAGTGAACACATGTCCACATATGCACTCAAAATCATGTGTTACCCACGCCATACGTCACCTTTACTAGTTCCATGAGGAACTCAAGTTCCTCTGGAAGAGCTAGCCGAAACCGCTGAGAAAACTCTGGTCTACGTTTCAGTGTCCCCACAGGGACTTCTTCCAGAAGAAAGAGATTTTCTTCTAGTAGTTTAGCTAGCCGGTTGTTTA